TACCGACCCAGTACTTCATTGGTTGCCCAGTACGTTGATTGATAATGGTATTACCATCTGCACCTCTAGGACCAGGTGGGCCTTCTGGTCCTCGTTCCCCTGTCGCACCCCTAGCACCATCTTGCACATTATCTAGTCGTGTACTAGCAGCTGCTTTAATTCCCTGATAAGTAACCACGATATACACTTCAAGATACCCACCACGCCGTTGTGCTGTGCTCCATTGGGCAAATTTACCATTAGAGTCGGGTTGTTGGTTTAATTGGCTAGTCCAGCTGTCATTGCCGAATCCTCGATAGTAAAAATCAACTGTATACCCACTGGTTAATCTAGTACCGTCATAATAAACATCTGCAATAACGTTTAATTGGCTGTTAACACCATTTCGATAATTACCTTCAATTCGCACATTAGCTGTTAATGAGTGACCACGTTCTCCAGTGGGTCCAGCTGGACCTGCTGGTCCAATAGTTCCTCTTTCTCCAGTAGCACCTCTAGCGCCGTCTGCTCCTCGTGGTCCTGCTGGACCAGGTGGTCCTTGTTCGCCACGTTCGCCTTTGTCACCCTTCAACGAATTACGTTGGGCTTGACTCAAGTTTTCAAATGTAACCACACCATCTCTTCCTGGTGAACCTTGTATACCTTGAATCCCACGTTTCCCTTGTGGACCAGTTAAATATCGTAAATCTGGAAAACGGTGTGTGCCATCTCCTACTTTCACGAATCCAGTGTCACTTTCACACACCATTTCTCCTTCTTTAGGCACATACTGACTGGTAGCCCATTGTGCCCTAGTCATTCGTTTAAACTGAACAATTGCACTAATCGTTTCTGTCACTATCCATTCCCCCCATCTATAATAATTTGTGGATTTTCACTCCAAACAGTTTCTGTACGATTATCACCATTACTATCGATTATCGCTTTGTATTCGAAATCTAAGCTCAATTCCTCAATCGTTGCGGATACTGTCTTCCTAGTGATTTTTGGACGATACCAATTACCACTAAACTCGATGTTATAGTCGCCATAATAAACCATAGGCACTACACGATTACTACTATTAATATTATGTTCGATATTTGGGAATCGTGTATCTGTTGGTCTTAAAATCACGTGGCCGCCTTCGGTAAATAGAACCGATGGTACATTTAAGGTAACGTTACGATGCCCATACGGTGTACACTCTGCACTCCAGCTGATTGTATATTCTTTACCTACTTCAAAACCATCACCATTATGTCCGACCTCGATATAATCTCGTCCTAGCTCAATTGTTCGATTAAAAGCTCCTTCAAGTCGATTCTTGTTGTACCGTTTCCCACCATCGCCACCGATTAATTCTGCGTTGATTCGAGCAGATTCGGCAGTTTCTTCGATTTCACGCTTAAGTTTTTCTAATTCGACAAATGAAATAGCATTTAACTTCTTCTCGATTTCGGAATCTCGGCTAGTCAACCGTTGCTCAAATTCTTGTTTGAGCTTCTCGGAAAAAGCATCTTTACTACTTTCAAAAATCTCGTTTAGCTTTTCTTTAAGCTCTGCTTGATAGTCTTTGCTCTTTTCTTCAGCATCTTTTCGAATCTTTTCAACTTTTTCATTGAACTCTCTATCAGCTTGTTCTAATTGAGCTTGCACTCTATCTTCAATCTCCATTGAAGCTTGCTCAATCTTCTTGGTAAGTGAGCCTGTGTAAGAATACTGTGCATCATTTCCAGCTCGTGTATCTGCACTGATTTTGCTACTTAAGCCACCTTTGAAATCATAGCTTAATGAGAAAATTGGTACTTTATAAGTCTCATTCTTATTCGTAACAATCGTAACCCATTGCCCTACATTCAGTTTCAAATGTCCTTGAAATTCTAGGGTATATGGATAATATCGAATGTTCTTTAAATTGAAATACAAGTCATCTAAATAGCTTTGAGTCATAAAGTCGTTTTGAATCTCAAGCGAGCGACCAGTACGTAATCCGACTGTATAAGTAGCTTTTTCAGCTTTACAAGTCATCCCAGCAATTTGATACTCAATCTCACTTTTCTTCAACCCATGAAGATAATAACTTTCTGCGTTGATTGTGATATTAGATTCTTCTAATCCACGAATCTCCAGTTTTCCATCTCTATTAAAAAAAGCCGACATTCCAATCAATTGGATTGCCGAGCTTAACACTTCACGGAAAGTTATTTTATCTTTTTTAGGTTTAGCACTAATCGTGTATCGTAATGCATCTACACTGATATCTGGATTTTGCAACGTTACATCAAGCTTAACGCACATTTCAGTCACGACATCTTTAACCGTGGCTGGGAATGTCAGATCCGTAACATACGGCTGGTTAAATTTATACATCCCATCCATCATCATTAAAGTAGTCGTATTACTGTTTCTGTCGATTTCGATGTCATCGATGAAATACTCGCCCATTTTTGTCCAATCCATCGTATTTTCTACTAAAATACCAATCTCTGGATAAAGCTTATCAAGCTTATTAAATGTAGTGATGATACTAGAAAAGCTAATCTTGCTTGTCCCTACGATTGTTCCACCAGTGGTATAAGTATCTCCTGCATTGAATCCGTAATTGAACGATGCATCATTGATATCTCTTGAAGTATAGTTACCTATTTTGATAGCAAGAGTACGATTCTTGCCAAACATGGCTTTGTTATATTCTCTCATAAGCATCTACCTCTCAATAAAATTCATCGACAATCCGTTCCATGGTCTAAACTTATTATTAAAAGAATATGCTGGAGCTGTTCTATCTCCAACGTAAAATTCTTTTGTTGTTTGTCCAGTTAACGGATCTGGATAACTTACGCTGAAAAATACGCTAGATACTGCATTTAATAATGTAGAAATTTCTTCTTGAGTTAATGGACCCCATTCGCATTCAAGTTTCCTTTTGATTGTGATTCTATCTCGTATCATATCGCCATTACTATTACGAGTTGATTTACCGTCAACATCTGTAACAGCTACTGAAAAAGATTTAGGGACAGCAACTGCTACCCCATTAACTGTTAATGTACTCATTTACTGTCCCCTCTCTATACATAAAGCAGTGTTCTTCCTGCTCGTTCTTGTTCTCGATTAATCTCATTAATCGCAAATCGACCAAACTCTCTATCGCCAATTTGCACTACAATATCGCCCATAGGAGCATTTGGTGCTTGCGGTTGTGGCATTAATTCAGATAATTTATGAGCTAACACATTCATCCAACCTGTGTTGTTTTCAAGTGGCATTACCGCTTCTTTCCCTGCTTCACCAACCATAGCTAGTGTAGGAGAATCCACAATACCACCTTTTGCAAGATATGGAATGTAAGGAAGACTTACGCTGAAGCCACCCAAGAAATCTGGTAACTTGATTTGATTTAAGCCACCAATAAAACCGTTAATCAAGCCAATTACGCCATTGATTGCTGACCTAAAGATATTTGCCAAACCGTTAAATACACTTGCGAACATATCGCCAAATGCACTCACGACTTGACCCATCGCATTCATAGCACCTTCCCAGTTTCCAGAAAATACATTATCCACAAACTCAAGTAAGCCTTTCATGACATCAATAATGTCGTTAAAGATTTTGGCCGCTAATTTGAATAGCTCAAGGAAAACATCTCCGACTGCTTTAAAAATCGGTGCAAGTGTAGGAAGAATGTTCGATGCCATCCATCTTAAGAACGGATCAATAACTCCGTTCCATAATTTCTGCAACTTATCTCCTAACAAGCCGATTAAACTCATCATATTATCGATAGCTGGCTTAGCATATACTTCATACACTTCTTTGAATTTATTCCCAAATTCCGTTAAAATTGGCTGAATATTGGCTTTCCAAGATTCTCCAATGATTCCGACAATAGCGATGAAACTATTCGTCATACCGTCAAAAAATGGCGAGATATGCTCAGTATACACATCACTAAATGAGCTAAATGCATGAGTAACGCCATCAGCTATGGAATCGTAAATTGGTACTAATGCATCGACAAATCCTTGGAAGTTTTCTTGCAAGATTCCTAGATTTTCAGTGATTGGCAGTACCATCATTTCGGTCATATCAGTCTTGATTTTCAAGAACACATCCACAATCCCCAATCCTGCATTTACAAAGATAGCAATAATATCAGATGTAATCTGCATTGCTGAATCACTTCTGAACACTTCGGATAATCGTCCAATCGCTTCCCATAGCATTCCATCTAACTCGTTAATTCGAGCCATCGAGTCAAAGATATTCGTGAATCTATCGATGATGTAGCCTTTGTAATTTTCTAAATACAAGTCAAATCCACCTACTATATTTTCAGCTATAGACAGCCCAATATTTGCTAATGCTCCGAGCTTCTGCCCAGATGCATAAACAGTTTTATCGACAAAGTTACTAAAGGCATTTACTAGTTTTGGATTCGTAAAGATTTCTTGTAAATTCTTACCAATCCGTTTGAAAGCTTGCATCATCTTATCAATCCCACTTGGATTAAAAGCACTCTTAAAGCCATCCGTAAATAACTTTTTCATCTTATCTAGGAATGGTTTAATCTTATCAAGCATACCAGTCAACCACTTAGGAAGCTCTGGCTCTGGGATATCCCAGTCCCAAGCTCCCGCTGGTCCTTTACCACCTTTGCCTTTACCTTTTCCTTTGCCTTTATCATCGTCATCGTCTTGATCCAGTGTATTAATCTCGTCAATACCCAAGAACGATTGCTTCATCTTCTTGGCCGCATCTGCAGTGTCATCTGCTGCATCTCCAGCAGAATCTCCAGCATCACCCATGGCTTGCGTCATTGCTTTTGCTCCAGCTCTGGATGCTG